TACTGGTACAACCGGAGAGATCTGTTGGGATGCCAATTACGTTTACGTTTGCACTGCCACGAACACATGGAAGCGCACCGCAATCAGCACATGGTGACGACATGCCCCGCGCTGCGTCAGTGCAACATCTGCAAAGAGCACAAACCGCAGACTGACTTCTACAAAGTCAAGCGGGCAAAGAAGGACATTCTGCGTTGCACGATGCCGCCGATGATGTTGAAGGCTGGGGGAATTATGCATCCAGTTATTTTCAGGAAAAACATGATCTTCCCGGCAACGTTGCTCGGATTCACGCTATGGCTGACGAAGCTCGCGCCTACCTTGCTGCTACCACTGAGCCTCAGATCAGTGAAGAAGAAAACGAGCGGCGATTCAGGGAATGCCTTCGTATTATTCAAAACACCACCCATGAAAACCTAGTGGAACTGATGGGAGAGGACTTCTTAGAAGAGTTTCGTCGCGCTTCCCAGCGCTAGTAATTACCTTCACTAGTTACCTTCTAATTTGACTCAAATTTGAAGTTGGCCAGTCCACGTCGCTAGGCGGGCAACCGGCCTACTCAACTGGTTGCACTCCTACTAACCTGCTACTGAACACGGTTTTTACCATGGCCACCACCTTTACGTGGGGTATCAACACCCTTGAACGCGAAACCGACGACGGCTTCGTGTTTACGGCCCACTACACCGTCAATGCCTCAGATGAGGCATATTCCTCTGGCGCATATGGCAGCATCGGCTTTCAGCGCCCCGACAACCTGATCCCGTACAACCAACTCGACGAGCCAACTGTGATCGGCTGGGTCAAGGAAGCCCTAGGCGGTGACGAAAAAATTGCCGAGATCGAAGCTGCACTGCAAGCTCAAATCGACGAGCAGCGCAGCCCTAGCAAGGCTGCAGGTGTGCCATGGTAAAAGGGTGGCAGGTGGCCGGTCCTCACGCGGTGCCGGCCTCGCCGCAGCCTGCCACTGCGGATCGCCTAAACGCCTCAAAAGGGTTTAGGTGTCAAGCTTAGCAGGTAGCTAAGCTAATTGCATGATCGAGCTGATCGCTGCTATCGCCGGGGCGTCGATCTCCGTTGCCGCGATGGCCGCGATGGGCTTTAGCCGCCGCAATGATGAAGCGCGTGATGCGGTCATTCGGCTGACCAGCGCAGTGGAGCACATAGCCACCCAACTTGAAGTGCTCGGCAGCGACATCAAAGAAGACCGCAAGGAGACCTTTACGCGGCTGAATACGGTTGAGCAAAGGGTATCTAAGCTGGAAGCACAGCCGCGGACGCGTTAGCCATGGATCGCTTTGCTGACTACATTGCTTTGATAGTTGCCATTCACGGCGTTGCCTTGATTGTGGTTAACTTGACTCCTACACCCAAAGACAACGCAGCACTTGGCGCCACCGCTAAAGCAGCAGTCAAGATGTATAGAGCCATTGAGATCCTTGCTGGTGTGATCACTCCGTTTGTTAAGCGATGATCAAACTGACCGACCTATTCAAGTACTACAAACACGGCACGCCACATCAAATGGCAGCCGTGTCTGAATTAGAAGCTGAGCTATTAAAGGTTGCGCCTGAAGTCTTTAATAGGGATCAGCCGTGGTACAAGACCTGGCAGGCTGGCGGCAAGTTGCATAATTATGACCCAGCCATAAAACTCATTAAAGAGTTTGAGGGTGTGCATCTCAGCGCTTATCCAGATCCGCTGCACGGATGGGATGTGGCAACGATTGGCTACGGCACCACGCGCTACCCAGATAACCGCAAGGTGCAACGCGGCGACAAGATCACCGTGATTGATGCCGATCAGTTGCTGGCGCTTGAGGTGGAACGCATCGCAGCAAAACTGCGCAACAGCGTGCCGTTTTGGAATGAGATGACGGGCAACAAGCAATGCGCGTTGATCTCCTTCGCTTACAACCTTGGCGCCGGCTTCTACGGCAGCACTGGTTTTGAGACCATCAGCAAATGCCTTGTCGGCAAGGACTGGCAGGCAGTGCCAGCAGCAATGGAGTTGTACCGCAACCCAGGCAGTGCCGTAGAGGCAGGTTTGCTGCGTCGTCGCCGCGCAGAAGGCAGGCTATGGGCTGGTGAGCAGCAGCAGGATCCATCCAAGCTGTCACCCAATAGCGCATTTACAGCTCGCATTACGCCGCACGTGCAGCTTGGTGAGTTTGCGCTATTTCAAGAAGCACGGCGCTTTGACCATCAATATCAGCTCGACACGGCAGCAGAGCTAGCGGCATTCCTTGAGCGTGCACGCGTCAAGTTTGGCGGCAAGCCTGTGGTCATCACCAGCGGCTATCGCCCGCGTGCCATCAATGCAGCGGTAGGTGGCTCCAGCGGCAGCGAGCACCTATACGATGCGCCTGACGTCGGTGCTGTTGATTTCTATATCCGCGAGGTCAACATTAACCACGTGCAAGAGTGGTGCGATCGGAACTGGCCGTATTCACTCGGCTACGGCGCACCTAAAGGATTTGTGCATTTAGGAATGCGTCGCGGCAAGCCAAAGGTACGATGGGATTATTGAAGCCACTGCGTGGATCACTGCATTGATGGCGCAAACCTCATCCCGAAACGCAGTGCAAAACATAGATTCAGGCAGCAAATCTTTGATGCATGGCAGCATCAATGTGCCTACTGCGGAGATGCAGCTGACACGTTAGATCACGTCAAGCCACGCCATAAAGGCGGCGCTACTGTAACGACTAATCTTGTGCCAGCTTGCAGGCCATGTAATCGAAAGAAGGGCAGCGAAGAATGGCAGCAGTGGTTCAATCAGCAGGAAACTTATCTGCTAGATCGTGAGCTTGCTGTGCTGCATTGGATTCAAGCATCTGATGATAGAACACCCTAGCCTGCCATTCTTGCTGGTGATCTTTACACATTCCAGCTAGGCAGACCCTCCAGACGTTCCCGACCTTCTGTATTGTTGGCGCCAAGTGGGGTGCCTGCCAGCGGGTTGCCTATCAGCATACGAAGGCGGCTGATGCCGCGCCTTTGTATTTCGCACATGCGTGCACGTGACAGGCCCATGCGCTTTTCTAGGTCATTCCATGGCACTGGATTGCGACTGTTGCGTGCGTAGATGATTTCACGTGTGCGATCATCTAAATGTTCATCGCAGTAATCACGCACCGTTTCAAGCTGCCAATCGTATTCAACGTCGTATTGTCTTTTATCGGCAATGATGTCAAGAATGTTAGATGATTCATCTTGCGCAGGCTTATCAAGGCTTGTGACTCGATACGACTGCTGCAATGTGTCAGATATCACCTTAGGGGTCACATCAAGCACTGCAGCAAGCTCCGCCATGGTCGCTGTGCGTCCATGCTCTTGTGCAAATGCTTGCGCTGTCTTGTTCAGCTTGATCAGCATTTCATGCACGCCAAGCGGCAGCCTGATGATTGGGTCGTATTGAATCAATGCACGCCCGATGGATTGACGGATCCACCAGTAGGCGTAGGTGGAAAACTTGTAACCGCGGGTGTAGTCAAACAGCTCCACGGCGCGTGCAAGACCGATGTTGCCCTCTTGGATCAGATCCAGCATGTCAAGCGTTTGCGTGTTGCGCCTGCTGTACTTGCGTGCAACATGCACTACAAGCTGCAGGTTGGATTGCATGAACTTTTGCCGCGCGCGCTCACCGCTGCGTAGTTCGCGGCGTTCTTGTGTCGTTAAAGGTCTTTCAAGATCCTTTAATTCTCTCCACTTTGCGACGCGGCGGCCAAGTTGTATCTCTTGTTGCGGCGTGAGTAATGGATACCGCGCGATACTGTTTAAGTAGTCGCCAATAGCGTCAGACATGGAAAATCCGTTAGTGCATACAATGGAAGCACAATTCCACGGCGCTGCCAATGCTGCGCAGCTACGTGCGTTACATGCTGCAGCAGATTGGGGCGGACTGCTGGAATATGCGCTGTTGATAGCCGAGCAAGAAGCAAGCCAGCGGTCTCAAATCCACTGGCTTGCGCAAGAAGCGTCGGCAGCGTTGCGGACTGGCCTAGAGCAGTGGCACCTAGATGCCGCTGAAGAACTGCTTCGAGGCCGTCGTCGTGAGATCTGAGTTGTAATGGCCAGTGACGCTGTAGCTGGTCACCGGCTGCTGGCTCATGCGGAAGAACACCATCTGCCCGATCTTTAAGCCAGGCCAAAGCGGCAGCGGCAGGATCTGGCGTGAGTTCTTCAGTTCCAAGGTCAGCACGCTGTCATGCCAGCCGGGATCGGCGTAACCGGCGTGCAGATTTTCGTAGCCTTCACGTGCGCGGCTTGACTTAAGGAAGAACAGGCCGGCAATGTTTTCCGGCATGTTGAACACTTCAATCGTCTGCGCAAGGATGAATTGCCCTGGCTTGAGTTCGTACGGATTTTCCGCCGTGCGTCCTGCAATGCTGAGCGGCCGCATGTTGAGGTTTTCGGCAGACTCGATCATGATCGTGTCACCAAGCCGTAGGTCAAGGCTGGCAGGATTGATCAATGCCTCGTCGTAGTTCGGCACCATGCCGTCGGTGCACAGCGCTTTGATCTCGTAGTCGCAGAGGATTGTCATTGGTTGAGTGGGTAGTGATCTTGGCTACTGGGCTTCAAGCTCGGCGGCGATGGCGTACAAGTCATTCGCGTCAATGACTAACTCGTACCAGCCCTCGCCAGGGCAGTGAATCTCGTAGGCGAGTGTTTGAGCAGCAGTTCGCAGGGCGGCGGCGAGACCTCGGGGCTCATTGTCCGGTGGCAACTCTCTGTGGA